TATACTTACCAATACCAAATCCTCCAATGAATTCATTACTTTCTCTCTTGGTACTACTGCCAATGTTGCAATACACCTCTTGAAACCTCTCAGGGGATAAACCAACACCATAATCCCTAATGGTCACATGATGAAAGTGCCCTTCCTTTCTGAACCTCACAATTACAGGAACATCAGTAGTACCAGCTTCAACATGAGAGTCCCATGCATTGCTGACAATTTCTCGAATGAATGATTGTTCTGGGTCTGAATATAGATTGGATGATAAGAGAGTGGTAATGAACTCCAGATTCTTAGGGTCTATTGAGGTTTTGAATTCTTTTACATCCCCTACTACCTCAATGTCTCCTTGTGAAGTATCAATTATCATATTTTAGTAAAAAAGAGGGGTAGGCAGGATAAAACCACACCTACCCCAAGTAGTTAAGCATTCATAATAACAGTCACCTCAGACTTGAGAAGGATTTTCTTCTTAGTCAAGATTTCAACCAGCTTATCAAAGGAGGCTGGATTCACTCCAGTAACCTCAAAGCCAGCTACTGCTTTGTCTACTACAGCCTTGAGCTGTTCATTGCTACAGTTGGTATAATTTTTACCATAGGTAGCTCTAACCTCATCCTGAAGATTCAGGGAGGCAATTTCATTGTAAAGTTGTTTCCTGTTCATCTGAATAAACTAAGTATTGTTTGTTTGAACTTCTCTTTGTTTTGGAGGGCTTTGTACATATCTGATATGTCCTTTCCTCCTTCAAACTGTGGTAACACTACATTGGTGAATCCTGTTTTTGAAGCAAGTGATTGTGCATCTTTGATGCCAGGCTCATCATTGTCCAGGCATATATAGACCTTCTTGAACCTTCTTTTCAACTCACTTATTGCAGTGTCACTCATTCCATAACCTTCACCTTGAATGGCTAAGGCTGGGATGCCTGTATTAGCCCATAGACATAGTGCATCCTTCAGTGATGAGCATACACATACCCTATCACCTTCTTTAGGAACCTTAGTCCATAGGCTTATTACAGACCTGTCATGCCTGTTTGCCCACTTGAATCCCATCTTGTTGAATGGCTGATATATCTTCAAGGTAGTCTTGCCTTCCTTGAACTCCACATAAGCATAGGCATGTTTATCCGCTGCAAAAGCATAGCTGATGTTATCCTTCACCACAATCTTATGTGATATAGGATAAACATCAGCATACTTCAGCCATTCTAAACCTATGCCATAAGAACCCCAATATTCAAGGTCATAGCTCCTCCATTCCCTAGCCTTACATTGCAAGTCAATTTCAGAACTGGTCCTTATAGGAATCCTTCTGGCATATGTTCCTTTACCAATAGAGATATTCAGTTTGCTATCTCCCATATCATTAGCTATTCTCCTCTTGGCTTCGACAAAGTTACAATTCCACATGAGCATGAGCAAATCAAAGATACTGCCATGTTCTCTTGTGCTGTAGTCTATAAAGCCAACTTCTTCCCCATTATTGGAGAATAGGCTGAATGATGGTCTATTATCCTGTCTTAGTGGGCTCTTAATCAGGCATGGAATAGACGTTACTCCCAAATAATAAGCAGCTATATCTGCTTGTCTTATTTGAGAGATGTCTATATACTCTTCTGACTTAGTGCCCCTACTAATCATAGGTATCTATTTAGTCCCAGGGAGAAGCAGGGTCTCCCGAAGGAGCATCAAAAGGCATATCACCAGAAGGTGTAGCCTCTGCAGCAGGAGTGAACACAGTGGGTTCAACAGAATACTCATGGACAGCCACAGCAGCATATTCAGTGTTGAGTGTTCTGCCATTCTCAGCAGCATTCTTAATCATCTCCTGAAGCTCTTTGTCAAGAGAGCTAAAGTTGGTCGAGGAGTTCCTCAGGAACTTCTTGGTATAGACAGCCTGGAACAGCTTGCCATCCTCAGCAGTTCTTACACCAAGCATAACTTTCACCTTATTGGTGGGCTGGAAGCCAAGTGCATCCTTCACCTCAGAGAAGTCACCCTTGAAGATTTTGTCGAGGTTATCAAACCTACATTCACACTCTTCGGGCTTAACCCTGGTGTTGGGCACCATCTTCCTAAGATTAGCATCCCAAGTGTTGATGCTGGGAATGCAAAGGTATGCCTTTACAAACTCCATGAGTTCCTCTTCACCTACATAAGCAGGTCTATAGTCCTTGTCAATGTCAGCAGGACCATTGGAATACATAGGAATTGCATGAACAGCAAGCTCTTCAGGGGTAACCCAAGCAGTTCTACCATACTTGTCAATCACCTGAGTTTTACCAGATGCTGCACCTACTCTAGGTCTGTTCTGAATGAACAGAGCCATAGATACGAGAGGCATATCAAAGCCAATCTTCTCTGTGTCAGGCTGGAATACAACCTGAATTCTTGCATTCTGGAACTCATTACCATCACTGTCAGTTACAGTTCCAAGATAGTTGGGAGCATCCTCCAGTGTGGTGTTAAATAGAGCTTCATGCTCTTTCTTGTCAGGGTTTACAGCCTTGATGAACATGGGAGCAACGCCAATGTATCTTTTAAACTCCCTGGCTTCCTGTGACTCATTTCCTCTAGCTATTGCCATAGTACTTTATTGTTTTGTTTGTTGTTAGTGTTATTTAGTCTTCAACTGAGCTGAAATCAGCTTCATCAGTTACACCTTCCACACCTACAGTTTCCTCGGTGGGAGCTACCTCTTCTACAGGGGGAACAATAGTGTCAGGATACAGGAACTCAAAAGTAGTCTGCTTGATGACATTGCCATTCTTGTCCAGCTTGTCAGTAGGAGTAACTACTTTCTTGATAATGTCCTCTGTACCATAGCCACCTGTCATAGCCTTGGTAGGTGCATCTGTGAGGTCAATGAGCTGGGTGATACCATCAAGTTCAGCCTGAAGCTCTGCAATCTTTGTAACCAGTTTATTCTTCTTCTGGATGTACTGGTCTACATTCTGAGCTGTTCTCTTCATCCTTGCCAGCTCGAATTTTGTGAATTTCTTTTCCATTGTTTTTGTTTGTTGTTATTTATTGATAAATACTTTTGAAGTATCAAACGTTACTTCATTATTCTCGTCAGACTCTGCCACAAGAATTTTCTTGCCTCTCAAATGAAGAGGCCTTGCTTCCCTGATGGTATTATCTCCACCTTCAAAGGAGAGGAATGTTTTATTTCCTTCTCTATAAAGGTAGCCGACTGCATCTGCTTCACCACAGACAATATCACCAGTTTTACCTGCGAGGTCAACTGCCATCTCTGACATTTCCTCACCATTCTTCTTGATTTGTTTATCCTTCACATGAGTTACAAGGATAAGTGACTCACATAAAGGCTTGAACATATCAATGAGCTGCCTCATAGCCTTTCTCATATAGAGGTAACCAGCACCATTGGGCAATAGTCTTACATCAGCCTTGGGGTCAGCCATGAACCTTCCTGTCTTGGGGTCCTTTACAGGCATACCTTTAGCATCTGTGAGCATACCCCAACCACTGCCCATAGGGGTATTTCTATAGAGTTCAGCAGCTACAGGGACTGACATCTCTTCAAGCCTTGTGGCATTGTCAATTGTGATGAACCTATAGGGAGCTCTCTTAAGTTCCTTACCCTTAGCCAGTATAGCAGCTTTGATTTCCTGCATATCATTGGCAGTTCTAGCCTGTACTTTCATTACAGAAAGTGCCCTATAGCCATCCTCCAAATCAATGATAAGATTATCATCAATAGCTGCTACAAAGGAACTCTTGCCTGATTTAGGCTTACCAAAAATTACCAAGAGCTTAGGATTGTAGCTGTCCACCACACTTCTTTCAGTAGGTAATTCAATCATTTCTTAAATCTTAATATATTGCGTATATTACTAAACGAGACTAAAGACACCCAGGATTTTTTCTTGAGTTTATTGTCATCCATGAACTTATAGACCTTACCTATTGCAGCACTGTCATTAGACCTGGGAAGCTCTTCAAAGTATGACACTGCACCATCAAAGTATAGGGGACAAATGCTGCCATTGGCACCGTAGTCTCTATCCTCAATAACCTCCATAAATCTTATATGGTTTCTGAATCTGGTAATGTCATATCCCTCATACTCTGTCAGTCCATATTTAAAAGGACTATACAGGCCAATGACCATATTCACATCTCTGGTGGTAGTCTTACAGTCTGCAAGACCATCAGACGAGGGTTTAATCTTACCCAACTTGAAGTTCTCAATACCTTCCTGTGCCTGTGCTTGATGCTGCACAAGTACAGTAGTGATATTAAGCTGGTCTCTAAGAGTGATTGCATACTTCGAGAACTTCTCAATAGTCTGCATCTTATTGAGACCACTTTCAAGGCTAAGATTAGCCGCATTATCTACCAGACTTATGACATACTGTTCTGGGTCATCTGGTGTATAGGGATTTACTGGGTCAATGATTTGTCTTTCGGTCATTTTCCCAGTTACAGGGTCTTTGGCTTCTACGGTCTTAAAGTTCAGGTGCCCGTGTGCAAGGGCAAACTCTCTCAGTTTCTTGTTTATACCTGTAGGGTTCTTCTCATTATCCACATACTCTACCACCTCTTCAAACTTCTTGATGTACTCCTGATACCTATCGGATTCAAGTAGCTCTAAGATGTGGTCTGGTACTGGTTTGTCCTTGTCAGTGCTTGCAAGTTCTGTGGGCGATATGATTATGCCGTCAAGTCTATATAGCAGATGGCACTGAAACTCTATAAATTTCTTCCTTGCTCCTTCCTCCAAGCAAAAGTAAAACATCTTCACTTTCACCTCTGAGTGTTCCATAAGGAAAAGGATAGTCTCATATACAAACACAAAGTCACAGAACTTGGTCTTACACACTTTCTGATTGGCTGTTACAATGATAAACTTACCCATTTCAGTTCCAGGGAGTAGCTCTCTGAATCTTTGAAATGGCCAAGGAATACAATTGTACTTACCACTCTCTGCTCTCTCCTTTCTCTCTCTGAGATAGGACATTACACTGTCAAAATAGCTCATACCATTGTACTCATCCAATCGTCTCTCTGAGCATCTGTCTGACCTTCATTCTCAATTAGTGTCATGAGTTCTGAAATTACATTGACATTATCATCTGCATCTTTCTCAGACTTGAGGATGAAGTATTTAAGGAGTCTCATCTTCTTATAGTTGCCATTGAATGAGCTGATGTACTCCTTAGTTGCTTTAACTACTTGTTCCCTTGTAAAGGAATACTTATATTTAACAACAAGAGTCTTCAGCTTCTTGGCAATTTCAGCTGTAGTACCTCTCCACATATAGGTGGTACCTTCCTTTCTTCCAGCTGGATATAGTTCTCGTAACTCATTTGCTAACTCAATAAATTCAGCGTCCTTGTCAACAACACTTTTGTCTGAATCAATAGCAATGGTTGAGATAAGGTCTTTGACCTTATCACTTAACACAATACTATCTTTGGTAAACAGATTTTTGTCAGCCAAACCCTTGGCTACGAGGTTGTCCATACAAGTTTTGACGTCTACATTGTTAGCTGTGAGATACAAGACCATGAACTCTCCAATGGAGATGCTATGCTTATCCAGTACTGTCTGGTCTATTGTCAACCTCATATTTTGATTTCTTTTATGTCGCTTATTGTAGTTACGAGCTCAGGATTATAGTCCTCAAGCATAGTCTGCACTAGTTCTTCCTCTCTTGTACCTTTATAATAAGGCACAATTATCACAGGATTAGGATGTCTAAGAAGTCTTCCCATTCTCTGTTTGATGATTGCTTCAGAACTATTTAGATTAGCATAGATACCCACTTGACAGTTGACAAGATTCATGCCTTCATTCAGCATATTGCATGCTGTTATATGGTCAGCCTTGCCACTATTGAAGTCCTCCAGGTACTGTACTGAATCAGCATTCTTACTGTTAATACAATACTCACCGAGCAACTCTGTTTGCTCTATGCTATTGCAGAATGTAAGGGTTCTATACTTGAGAAGAGTTGGCAAGAGTTGATGTAGGTATTTGACTTTCTTGTCACTTAGCCATTTGAGCCTGTCAGAGCATAATCTGAGCCACTTATTCTTTGCAATCTGACCATGGGTTCTCATATAGAACTTCTTCCAATAGTCAATTTGACTACAAAGGTCTGAATAGTACTGCTGTTCAGTGCAGTATATTCTGACAGGGTTTGATTTCTGCTTGATGTAGTTCCATCTGCTAGCCCAACTGCACTCAATCAGTCTACCCTTAGCCTTAGGATTCTTCCATATGGACTCTGTAGGGAATTGAGAATTGAGTTGCAAAGGCCACAGATATACTCTTGGGTCAGGAAGGATTTCATCCTCTATGACATCCCTCAAGTCCTTCTTGTAGGACACCAAGTCATCAAAGACTTCTCTGAGTTTATCCTTGAGACTCTTACTTACAGTTGCTGAACATAACACTGAGTGACCAATATTGAAGTCACACAATGCTTCTCTGCACCTCTCTGACAAGTGATGGCACTCGTCAAATATAGCAAAGTTCCAGTCACCTTTGTGCTTAGGGAAGGAGACATATGTAGTGTAGGTTATATTTAATGCAAACCCTGTTGGCCACCACTTTTTTATTTCATCTTCCCAGTTACCTTTGTGTACATTTCTAGGAACTACTATGAGTAAACTAGCATTAGCAGGCTTGCCCATTCTTTTATAAGTAGTCCATATTTTGCTAAGAGCCATCTTTGACTTACCTGTTCCAGTGGCTAGTTCCAAGAGCCAATTAGACCCTTCAAGACAGAGTATCTCTGTCAGTATATCTTCTCTTGTCATTCTCTTGTTTAACTATAGTCTTGAGTTTCTTTATATACAAAGGGTCAGAAGCATACCTAATCCTTTGCAAAAATGCATAATAGTCCGCCGGAGGTTTGTATCTCCTTTGTATCCACTCCTTATAGGCTACAACACTCTCAGTCCAGTGATTGAACTTGCAATATCTTCTAGCTCTACTATTGTAGAGACCAAAGAGATTATTGTCCCTAGTGCAGCCCTGTGACTTGAAATGTCCTGTCTCAAGTATTGCTTGAGCATATACTATGTCAGGATGCTGAATGTCATAGTAAGTGAGTGCCTCCTTTAAGCCCTCTTTTGCAGGCAGACTAAAGAACTGCGGGGCTATAGCAATTGTGTCAGCTTGATTACTCGGAAGAGGCTGACTGGCCTTACCCTCATGTGCATACATAAGAGTAATTCCAGCCATACACACTCCAAGCATAACAATTACTTTGACTGCATTCAAGATTCTACTCTTCATCAGATTGTCCTTGAAAATAGCTTATCCCTGAATCTCCAGTATGTGTGCCAATCACAACTGCATGCACTTTCTGGGTCTGCATACCTCTTCACCCACACAATCCAAAATGGGAGTATGGTTAAAAGATTCAGTACAGGTACAAAAGCTGCTATAAGTATCAAAAGTACAACCCAAACAGGGATAGCCAAAGGTTTGAAGTCACTTTCTTCAGGCCTGTTATACCCTCTTGCTCTTGCCCAAACAGTGTGCTTGAGGACATAAACATGTATGAAGAAAATAAGTAACCCAATTATAATCCAAGTCATTTTGTAATGTCCTTAAAGAGTGTTGGAACCTGACCATAGACAGGCAGCTTGCCATCCCACTTCTCAATCCACATCTTCTCAAGGATTTGAGGAGTGAGAGCCTGCTGCTTAAGCCTATTGGCTTCAGCTTCCGCCTGTGCTGCTACAAGAAGTTTCTTAGCATTAGCCTCTGCTACAGCTACTTCATTCTGAGCCTGCTGTGCTCTCTGAATTGCTTCATTCTTGGCATTAACAGCCTTTACAATAGTCTCAGGATACTTGAGACCAGAAGTAAGCTGTTCAAGCTGGAAGTTCTCCCTTAACAGAGCAGCAGACAGATGTCTCTCAATAGCATGCTCAATAGAGTCTCTGTTACTTACAATGTAGTCAGTGGAGAAGTTGTTAAGCTGAATCCTGAAGGCATCTCTCACATAGTTGTAGAGTGTACCATTGATGACCTCTTTGAGTTCCTTCCTATACTTCTTGAACACAGCAGGAGACTTACCATTCACAATCTTCAGTGAGATAGTAGGGTCAACAGTAAACTCAGAACCATCCTTTGCATTGATTGTGAAAGGTTCGTAGTCTACAGTCTGCACGAAAGTAGGATACTCATACACAGACTGTGTGAAAGGGTTGTACCATACTGCCCCAGTGCACATTGATACATCACCTACACCTTTGTCATCACCATAGAGGTTGACAAGAATACCTTCATGGCCAGCATCTACTCTTTCATAGCCACAGGAGTTCAGGCCTACACAAGCCACAAGGGCAACAAGGCCCATAAGCATTTTCTTAAAAAAAAGCTTCATTTCTGTTTGTTTGATTTAATTGATGTTAAACATTTAGTTTTAATAGTCACGAGCACTGTAGTTACTAACAGTACTACCCCTACAATATTGGCAATAGTAGAGGGTTTGTTGATTAGGTCATAGGATGTATTGAGGAATAATACAAACAGTATGACCCAAGCAAGAACTAACATTATCTTAGATGTTTTCATAATTTTTTTTCTACGGGTGCCACTTTCTTCTGCCAGTAGTATACATTGGGATTAGACAAGGGTTTAGTTGTATGGAGATATAGTCATAAGGTCTTCTCATAGAAAGGTGTGTTCCCTCAAAGTTAAGTAAGAACTTTCCTGTCCTTGGGTACTTATTTCTCTTTTTCCCGCTATGACCATGCAAGTAATAGTACCAGCCTTTATCTGTTTGTTTGTATCCTCTATATACCACATGGCTCCCTTTCTGTCTTTGCCCATTTCTCCATTTCTTTTTTTGGTGAGGTCTCTACCTTTTCCCATACTCAAATAGTTTAACCCATCTCCTTTTGAGCTCTCTTCTTCCCTCCCAATGGTTATACCATAGGAGAACCTTGTATCTGGTTCTCTCAATCTGTATAATCTCTATGTGAGGATTAAAGTACCCATATGTTACATAGGCAGGAATGACACAAAGAAGTAGCAGTACGAATATTTCTTTCATAGGTAAATATATTAAAAAAAAGAAAGGGTCAAGTGGGAGAAATCCTGCTTGACCCAAGTATAGCTTAGTCACCAAGAACCTCATAGCTGTATGATACAGCTCTAAGGTCAAAGGCAATCTGGTCGAAGTGATGCCTCAACCTCTCATCCACAGAGAGAGTGTCCCAAACTCTTTCAATGACCTCACTATACTTGTTGTATTTGGTGGGTTTGCTGAGTTTGGCAGAGGTTGGTGTGTGGAGCATATGATGATATGCCTCTTCACAGATGTTGATATTCTGTGAAACCAGTCTCTGCTTCCTAGTCTTGACAACAAGGAGTTTCTTGACTTCCTTCTGGTATTTGCCTTTTCCTTTGGTATACTTGAGGAGCATCTTGTGCTCATCATAGCTTTCTTTGGGGTTTTTTTCGCACTCCTGCGAGCTCAGTCTACCTGCACCTGGTACAAGTAAATTAAGACTTACTTTGGGTTCAACCATTTATTCTTCTGATGCTTCTGTGTCTTTAGGACAACCTTTGCAGTCGTCAATCAGCCTGGCAAACATGCCAAGAGCTCTTGCTTTGAGGGTAGATTTACCCATGTCAAGTACAACCATAACTGCACCTACAGGGAGGAGCAACATAGCAGTTGCAAGTGTAGTTACTACAGTGTGAGCTGAGCAACCTTCAAGGCTTGCAATGAATTCCTTTACCTTGGGAATGTCAACACCTTCCTCTTCAATTTCAGAGGTTTTCTCAGTTTTGTCCAGAGTCTCAAGGAGTCTCTCCACATCCTCTTTCAGGATGGTTTCTACGGGTTTCTTTTCTTCCATTTTGTTTATATTACGGTGAATGTTTCTTGCTTAGTAGAGAAGTTCTCCTCTATAGAGGGAGGGTTTGCTCTCAATATTGAGAACCTTGATGAAGTATTTGCATCCATAGTCATCTTCAGTGACTAAGATACTATCTTCATTGATGGCCTTGGTGATACTGCCGAAGCTTCCAAACATATCACCAACCTGCATGAATGCAATGTTAGTTGAGGTATTGGCTTTTCTGCTGTTAACACCAATGTGGTATTCTCTGACAACATACTCCTTGTCATCATCATTCTTCTCTTTCTTGCCCACTCTGTTGAGGTCTTTCTTGAACTTCTCAACAGTGTATTCTCCGTCCTCTTCATCCTCACTGTCATAGATAGTCTTGACTTTGAGGTTCCAAGAATACTTTGCAGTTTCCACATTGAAGAAGTTCTTGAAGGTTGCTAGAGGAGTGTATGCATCAAAGACATCCATATCCTTGAAGTTTGTGAGGAACTGCTCAATCTGAGCAGGATTTGATGGTATGTACATGAAGTTGTCAATACCACTGAACTGCTCAGCTCTTACAGAGCTTATATTTGAGCTCATACCATATCTGCTATTGTTTATATCAATAGCTACAATGAATGGTCTGAACCCAAAGTAGTTCTCACACTTCCTCATGAAGTCATTCATGGATGCCTCAGGACTTCTGAGGTTATTCCACTCACCATCAGAGATGATGGTCCATACAGGATAAGACTTCAGAGCATCAAGAATCTGAGGATTCTTCTTACATGCTATATGGAGGCCTTCAGGTATAGCACTGATGTTTGTGCCACCACTCTGAAATACTCCATTGCAGAAAGCTTTGATGCTGAGATAGTTGTCATAGAAGCTCTTGTGGGGGTCTACAAAAGGAGTTGCCTTCACCTTTGCAACTTTACTTCTCATCATCCAATTGGGAGTTTCGTCAGCCTCTTTCATCTCTGCAATTTTGGCTTTGAGCTCCTCCTTCTTCTTGGTAAGCTCTTCCGCCTCAAGCTGGAACCTCTTATAACCAATGATGAGGTTTACAAGTTCCTTCTGCATCTTGAGATTGTCAAGTTTAATTTGAGTGGACTCTGTTGCTACCCACTCATCAGCATTCTCAAGGTTCCTAACCTGAATTGAGAGGTGTACCCTAATCTTGTTAAGAGTGTTGATAGTAGTAGTATGGAGAAGTTCCACTACATTGAGAGGTGCACCCATAGCAGTAGATACAGCCTCATTATTGAGAAGCATTTGCATCAGCAATGCTTGCATTCTCCTGAAATGTTCCTGTGTGAAGTTGATTTTCATACCTTACGAGTGTAAATAAACTGTTTTGTGGTCTGCCTCATAAGAGTCAGTACCCTTCTTGTATTCTCTGACTTCCTGTGCC